CATGCGCCGATCTCGCCGAGATGCTGCTCAAGGCTGGCGGCATGGGTATCGACAAGATGCGCGCCGCCGATGAATTCGATTGGAGGCTGCGCCAGGCTACAGGAGTGGCGAAAGCTCCCTATGTGGCCGAGTTTGTGAAGTTGTTGGTCGAGTCCGGAGAGAAGGTTGTTCTCTATGGATGGCACCATGCCGTGTACGCAATCTGGAAAGACAAGTTCGTAGACATTCCAATTGCGATGTACACCGGTCAGGAGTCTATCGCTCAGAAAGAAGAAGCGAAGCGGCGGTTCATTGCCGGCGAAGCGAAGGTTCTCATCATGTCCTTGCGTTCAGGGGCTGGTCTTGACGGACTTCAAGGTTCCTGCAATATGGTTGTCTTCGGAGAATTGGATTGGTCGCCAGGGGTTCACGAACAGAACATTGGTCGAGTGTGGCGAGACGGTCAGGAGAACTCAGTCAACGTGTACTACATGGTCTGTGATGATGGATCTGACCCGTTCATGGTTGAAGTGAACGGAGTCAAAGAGCAACAGATTAAAGGTATCCGAGACCCCAACATAGAGTTGGTAGAGAAACTTCAACTCGACCCAGATCGAATCAAGAACCTTGCTCGTCAGTACCTCGACAAGCATAGCGCTAAGTCAATCGAAGGAACACCGCTCTTCAGTGAGGTTACAATATGAAGCCCACACCAGCGCCATACACAGCCAGCGAATTGCGGGAGATGCTCCGCGACAGGATTGGCGGGTTAACCCAACAGCAGGCCGCCAAGGAGATCGGTGTGAGCTTTCAACTCTTGTCTCAGATACTCAAAGGGGATCGCAGCGTGGGTAACAGCGAAGTCCTCAAGTATCTCGCGCCGAAGGGGAAAAAGTTTGTTCACCACGACTGCTGGACTCTGGTAGAAGAGTAAAATAATTTCCTGGCGTACTCCCCGTGATACATCACCTCTGCCTCTTTACGGGCAGAACAAGCTAAATCGAAATTGGCAAACATTCCAAGGTCGATTTGTCTTCCTTCTGCCCGTATATAAGCCCTACATTTTTCTGAATCTTTCATTCTATATACCCCTTTATATCCGCTTGTGTTGTTTTTATTTATACCTCTATTCCTAACGCTTTGCTCATCTGTCACAGGTCTTAAGTTTGACCTTCTGTTGTCTATCGTCAATCCGTTTATATGATCTCCTTTCAACGATGAACCTTTTGTAAGTCCGAGAATTTGGCAATGCATGGAAACTCTTATTCTTGTATTGCTCTCATGTTTCAGCGAACTGCGGGTAGCATAATAACCTTGTGTGTCTTCATCAAAATCAGCCTGCCATCTCCATTGCATCAACCACTCGTAATCTGATTCCCATACAATCGTGTGCTGTCCACGGCTAAGCGGAATCAGACGGCAGTACGCCCCGTCAATCTTAAAAGGAATAGCTTTTTCTATTGGAACCCTTTTGTACCCCTGATGCTGGTGTATATATAGGCGGTATTCTCCTTTATATAAACCGTATGATGGAGAACTAGTTTTAATCGTATCAGTCTTATTTCCGCATCCACAATGGCAATACCCGTGAGGAATTTTGCAAGTGGGGCTTCCACATAAACACGTGATATTAGAAGGAATAACTGCTGCTGGTTTTATCCAACTATGGCCCATAACATATTTATTTGGTTTTCCTTTTACTCTTCCTCTTCGGGTGTGGGAAAATTCTATGAGAGTGGTTTTATTCCCGCACCCGCAGTGACAATATCCAAATAAGATACCACACTCTGGTTTTCCGCAAACGCACGGTGGTACACTTTGAGTTGATGGGGTTGTCATGGTTGCCGCCTCCTATGCGGCGATTAGTGGGCCTGCAAGCCCGATGACCCCATTATATCACTTTCCATTCTGCATCGCCCACATTTGCGCGTGTTGAATCACGCCTTGAAGGGCGTACTTTTCGACGTTAGCGCAAAGATCAATACTCCCGTTTCGGTAGACGCGGATCACCACCACGCCAGCCAGATCATCGGCCTGCTCCAAACTTTTCATCAGCACGTCGCTCGCCGACGGCCGCTCGCCGTTCCCACTCGACAGGTCGTTCAGCGTCGGCCGGATCTCGCCAGCCGCTACGCCGTCCATCGCGTCGACGCGATCCTTCTTCCAGAACTCCTCGCCCCGCGCCGCGAGCTGCTGCCGCGCGTCCTGGGCAGCCTGTTCCAAGCCGGCAGGTGGTCCCATCGACGTTGGAACTACTGGCGCCGCTGGCTGGCCCATCTGAGCTCGGTCCACGCTCTGCAGGAACAAGCCCCCATCTGGCAGGTAGTCGGCCCGGCCCACAGGCACCCCGTACAGCGCCTCCAGCCGGGGCGCAGCGTGTCCGTGCCGGATTCGCAGCCACAGCCGCCCGAAAGTGGACAGACGCGCCTTGTGGGCGGCAGCCAGCGTCTCGGCGATAGCCTGAGCGGTGCGAGGGTTCATCAAATACGCGACTGGCACCTGACCACGGGCGATTACCTGGTCGATCAGCGCGCGGCTGGCGGCAAGGAGTGCAAGGTTGTTTTCCATGGTGAAGTCCTTTCCAAAATCCATTTTCCTTCAAAAGCGAACAAAAAGCATAAAAATCGACAAAATTCGATGCTTTTCGATGTTTTGCCACCAAAAGTACATAGAGTGAATACTCTACATGAAAGCTAAGAATGCTTTTAAGAAGTGCATCTGCTCTCTGCATCTGCATCTGACTGTGTGATGTTACGTTACTGTAACGACTCATAGCGGCGTGACATTATGTACGTTACGCCGTGACAATCTCCTCTTCCAAAGCTTTTCTTCGGGCGCGGAGCCGCCTTTGTCGCTCAGCTGCAGTGTGGTCTTTGTCTCTATATTTCATATAGTTAAGGATTAAATATCCGCCGTCAATGCGGATCATTCGGCGGCCTTCAAAGTCTTTTGATCGGCTCTCAATCTCCGGCTCTCCCATACGGCGGAGGGCTTCGATACCAGCCTCTCTTCCAACTCCAGCTCGGTTGATAATGCCAAAACTGGCAGCAGGGACAAACCCATACCAGCCAGGTGGCGCTACAAAGCCAGTGAACTCTAGGCGGCTGACTTCGATCTGCCGGCTTGGTTCATCAAACTCTTTTGGCTCTGCCATAAGCAGGGCTGTGATGAAGACTTCCCGCAGATCACGTTCGATCCAAAGGGTTGAATCAAGGATTCCAGTGTCGAGTTTTACGAAGGCCATGAGAAAAAATATATAACAACGTAACGTCGTGTCAATGTGACAAAACAGTATATTTGAAATTTATTTTACAAGCGGGAATATGTTGGAGTAAACTGCCAACCATGAGCATTGTCGGAATCGTGTCCCTCTCCATCTTCGCCGCCCTATTCCTGTTCCTGCTGCTAGGCGGGGTTGCCGTGCTGATCTGGCTGGCCTTCAACCTGAAGCGCCAACTGGCCGGAGCAAAAGCGGAATCAGCGGCAGTCTACGCAGAGACTGGCCGGCTACTGGCCGCACACCAGGCGGAGAGCAAGGCTACCATCGAGTCAGCCAAGTCAAGTTTCGTCGCAATTCGCACCGAGGTCCGCGGGCTGCTCGAAGATCACCGCCGGGAGCTGGCCGCCATCCTGGAGGCGCACCGCGCCGCCATGCAGGCCGGGATCGACAAGATCAACGCTGAGGCTCTACAGGGTGCCGCCGCGCGCAGTATCCAAGCGTGCCTCCGGCTGGAAAAGGCGATTGGAGTCCTCCAGCAACTTTTTCTCGAAACCGAGTCGCGGTCCACGCACGAGTACGGCGCCGAAGAATTTGCGCCCGAGGAGTCCACTTTTGGAGCGCCGCCGTCCGGGTTTGGCTTGAGCCCCACCGCGGCCCTCGATCAGCAAGCCCAAGCCGAAGAGCAGGCGCTCCTCACAGAATCCCCAGCCGAGGTCTAGTCCATGCCCGCAGCGGCAAAAATAAAGCAAGACAGGCCGCCCAAAGCTCCTGTGCCGCCGCCAGGTTCGGCGCTGGCCGTGCGCAGCAAGAGCCGCGTGAACCGCTATCGGAATCTGGCGAGTCCTACCGAGGCGGATCTCCGGCGCTGGTTCCAGATCGAAGGCCTTCAAAAAACCGAAATGCAGTTGGCGGCCGAGGAGGGCGTCAATCCGCTTACCGTCAAGGCGTCGATCGACCGCATCAAGGAATGGACCTTCCGCAACCAACTCTCCGTGCTCAACGTCAAAGCTGTCCAGGTGCTGATGGATCAACTTGAAGGCGTAAGCACTGTTTTCAAAGACGGCATGAAAGCGGAGAAGGTCATCTTTGTGGACAAGGAAACCGGGAAAGTGAAAACTCATCCCGACACCGCGATGCGCCTGAAAACTGTTGAGCAAGTCCGCGGCATGATGGAGACGGTCCAACCGAAAACTCCTCTCGTGCAAAACAACACACAGTTCAATGCTGGAGGTATTGCCGGCGGCGGCTTCGGTCCCGGCATGAGCTTCGAGCAGATTCTTCGCAAGAAGCGTGAACAGATCGGCCTGGCGAACGAACAGGAAATCGAAGAGGCCGAGGTAGTCAGCGCCGAAGATGAGATCGCCGACGAGTTCAAGGATTTTGGCGGAGACGAAGGCGAAGACGACAGCGAAGAAGACGAGGAGGAAAACAATGGATGAGTCTCGGAGAAAATTCTTTAACATAGGAGCTGTTGCTATAGCGGCAGCGGCGATTCCATTTGGAGCAATTGAGATCAATAAAACCGACGACGAGGCGATTGGTCCGATTATGTATGAGCATGTTTGCGATCACGGAAAGTCGGGTTGGAATCCAAAAGATCTTACTGAATACGAGAAAGAGCATCCTGGCCGCGTGTGGGGATGTGGAACTCGCTTTCGTTGGTACTTCGGAGTTCCTCCATTTTGTCCAAAATGCGGATGGGCATACGAAATGACAATTAAAGCGATTAGTGAAGGTCGCTACAAACTAGTATCTGGGTGACGAATAGATGAGAGTACCACGTAAAGACTCCTCACTCAACGACGCTATCGATGTTTTGCAGGACCACTATATCCGCTGCGATCAGGATATTACTCGCGCATGGGCGGAACTTCCCAAAGACGGTCTTGTATTCATAGAGAACGAAGTGCAAAAAGCTCTCGACCTCCGCTACTATCTTGAGAACTACCACTTCATCACAACCGAGCAAGGTGTCTTAAAATCTCTCTATCCATTCTGGGACCATCAAGAGATTGTCTATCAGGCGATGTGTGAGGAGTGGGCGGCGAACGGTTATTGCAAGATCATCGTTCTCAAGCCGCGACAGACAGGTATCTCGGTCTGGACGGCGGCGGCCATGTTCCATCGGACTATCTTTACTCCGCACTGCTTCACAATGATTATCGCGCAGAATGAAGTAACATCGGAACATATCTACAAACTCAGCTTGAATGCTTATGCTAATCTTCCGTGGTGGCTCAGGCCGGAGTATATGTATAAGACGAAGAAGGGAGCTATTGAGTTTCAGCGCGCCGATGAAAAAGAGCGCATGGTAGACCCTGGACTCGGTTCTGCCTTGCAAGTTTCCCCGGCGACACAAACTTCAGGAGTGGCCATCGGCCGCACTATCAGATGTCTCCATGGCTCTGAAGTTTCAAGATGGCCTAACGATGAGATTTACGAGGGTGATGTGAAGCCGTCAATGAACGCGCTTGACACCTTCCAAGTATTCGAGTCAACCGGCTATGGCCGTCAAGGATTGTTTTATGACCAATGGAGTTCGGCGGTTGATGGAGACGGCGATATGCGCGCAGTCTGGATTCCAGTTTACAAGGTAAAGAAATACTATCTACCGATCAAAGGAGCGTTTGATTTATCCGAAGAAGAGACGACGTTCAACGAGCGCATCAAAAAAGAAGAACACTTCGAGATTCCAGATACCTTCTGGAACTTCCGGCGTGTTCGTCTGCGCGCGGCGAAGCGCTCGGGGACCAAGGCTGGATTCCTTGAGTCGTATCCCCTCACACCCAATGAGGCGTTTCAATCATCAGGCCTATGCGCCTTTGATCGCGACTCTCTTGAATGGCAGGAGATCAACAAGGTTTGCAAGCCGCTCTATGCCGGAGAGATTAGTCTGGTTTCGATGGAGCCGCCGCGATTCAACACAGACGACATCATGCCGGTGGCCGACGATGAGATTCTCCCTCGACGTAAGTCGGGACGTGGCGGAAAGAGAATGCACATTTGGGAGATGCCGGAGCAGGGGGCAACTTACTACGTGTCCGATGACGTTGCGCTAGGAAACGGAGGAGACTTCTCGGTTGCGAATGTCTTTCGTGCCGGGCAAGGCATAGAGCCAGATACACAAGTTGCGACATGGTGGGGCTGGATACCTCCAAAGAAATTCGCGCACGTCGTTGCGGCAATCGGCCTTTTCTACAACGGCGCCGAAGTATCCAACGAGTACATGAAGGACGGCATCACAACCGGCAACGAACTGCGCGATATGGATTACCCGAACCTGTATCGTCCGCAGTTCAAAGACCGGCTGACGCATCAAGCGAGCAATTACCTGCATTGGCTGACCACATCAAAGACTCGCGACGAGATTATCGGAACCATGAACGAAGCACT